AAAATTATGTATCCCCTGTAATTCTAGTAGGTTGGTTATCATTAATATCTATCGGATAACTTAAAGTAACATTACCATCCCACATTACTTTATTTCGTATTTCCAGGTACGGTAAATTAAATCTATTCCAGCTTATAACAATATATGGTTGAAAATATGATACCAGATTACTAATAATCTGATCCATATCTGTTTGAAATTTTGTTAGTATAGATACACTAACATCTATTCTTACCGGTAATGGCTGTGGTATATGTTTTAATTCACCATTAACATATTGATCACTACCATCTAACTTATTGAATAACCTTTTATTATCAAGAGACACACCCTTTAACCAATAAGCTACTACTGGTAATGTTATGTGTTGAGCTTTGTTTGTTAAATCATGTAATGCACGCTGTTTAGGTGCATATACATAACGTACAGATATCTTATCGGTTGATGTTCTATCCCTATTATAACGTTTTACCATGCAGCCATCGATTGCTGTTAAAAGCATCTTAAGCTGATCTTCTAATTCAAAATAAAACGGTTGCTGCTCCATTTTACATACTTATCATATAAACCGCTGTAAGAAATATTTTGGTAATAGATCTCTACACCTTTGCATTATATTAATAATGCTACCATCTAATACATACGTTACACTATGATCCTCTTCTGATCTTGTACTCCGACCACACATTTGTACGAAAGATGTTAACATCTTTCTAGTATACCATCTAGGATCTAATTCGGCTAATTTCTTAATACGTTTAGATGCTAATGATGAATATGGCATTTTCATAATGATTTGCCATCTAGCAGCATCATCTTTCAGATCAACACCAAAAGCCATAGAAGGTGATACCAATACTGTGGGGTCAGTTCTAAGTCCGTGTTCGGATAAAATATCTTCATTTGTAACACCCTCTTCTCTATATAAGAACCTCTTACCGTGTAGTTTCTGTTTAAGTTTCTGTGTAATAGCGAAAGTATATGTATGTATAATACCCTTCTCATTATTATGTTTATCAGATATTGATACTGCCATATCTATTACTTTAGGTAGATTACGATCCATTGTCTTATATGATAACGGAAACTTATCACTACAATATATAGGAGATTTTTTAGGGCTGAATGTAGAATCTACTTCAATATATTTATAATCCTTTATACCTAACGATTTAGCATAATTTGCATGATCAATGATAGTAGCGCTCATTAATACTACACGTTCTGCATAATCAAATAAATTTTTTGATAAATAGTCTACTTTTAGTGGGATAGCCTGAACCGTTTTATCATCCTTTTCAATTACATATTCAACACAATCCCAACAACCTAGCACCTTCTCGATAGAATTGTGTAATTGATTAGCATACCGGAGACGTATTGTATCTTTTTGTGTTAGATTTATTTTACTAGCAAACTGTTCCATTAAGTCCTTACATGTGGATTTAACAGATTCATGTATATCAGTTAACCAACCTCGCGCTTTGGTATCATCTTCTAGTTTCTTATACGATATGTTTAAAATATCAAGATGTTTATATGTAATAGTTACTGAATATGCCTTCACTAACTCATCTTCAATCTCAGATGCTTCATCACATACAATAATATTTCGGTACTTTATGTTATTTTGTAGATGAAAAAAAGCACTATAGTTCAGGAATGATAGTTTATTAACGAGTATATTATTTCTTGAAGTATAGTATGGACATGAATTTCTAGCCCAACAACCTCTGCGTACTTTTGGTGTTAATACACAAGGACCGAAATCAACTGCAACTTCATTATTTTCTGTACATTGATAGTTTGTTTTACCCTTTAATACATAACCATAATCAAAAGTATTAGAATATTGATCCTGTAATGTTTTAGTGGTAGTTAACACAAAGCATCCACTATAAACATCGGTAAAATCTGGTCCATCCATTAAATCATAAGCTTTATAAGATAATACAGCATCACGATACTCATTACTTGGCGGTTCGGCTAATTCTGATAATGCTGCACCTATTAAGCTTTTACCTGAACCTGTAGGTGCATTAATGATTACAAACTTACCACCGGTACGAAAATAATCTAGAGTTTTGTTTATACATTGAACTTGATTTTCCCTAGGTGTGAAACCTTTAGGAAAAATATCAGTACACGATAAATGTGTAATATCTTTCATTGTATTGATATTACAGTATATTCTAAAGTGTACAACACTAAATCTTAGGTAATAATTTAATCTGTTGGGGTTGGTATGATGGGTCGATGAGTTTTCTCATACATTTACATACATTATATACTCCACGATCTTTATCATGATAATCCCAACCCCTACCATAACAATTTTTACATGAACAATTAGGACGCTTAATGAGTGGTATTTGACCCTCATCTAAGTTTTTTACTTCTTTATCATACACTTCATATATGATACCCGAAAAAATGCTGTAATATGTTTTCATACTATAAAGAAATTAACGTAACTGTTGTAAAACCTACTATCTCTTTTTTTTGATATACCTTGTATTATTGATAATAAATTACTATCATTATCGCATAGCGAATTTAATGTATATATAAAACTAAAACCATTAACCGTTTTTTCGATATTAAATGGGTATGGTATGTCTATATTTTTCGATTCATTATCTATCTGAAAGGTTAATGTGATAGTATAATCTATAATCTTATATAAAATCAATTTACCGGATATTAATATTTTATCTTTAGATATAATTTGAATATCTTTCTGAAAACATTGTTTCAGTGAATCTTCAATTTGTTCGGTTAATAGAATCATTGTATGATATTAACTTAGATATAATAATAACCTTTTCAAGTACTCAACCTTGCATGAATGCCATTTTTTCAATAGCACTCATTTTCGATAGCTTATTATTGAAGTATTCCCAGAATGCTTCAGGTGGTTTAGTAGGTATTACAGATATAACCTCTACTGCATCTACAGGTACCATTCTAAAATCTTGCATAAAAATATCCCACACACATAGTAGATTATATGCGGTGGGATTATAAGGTGGGTATGCGGTAGGTTTACGGTAATTTAATGCAATTTTTCCTGATATACTATTTAGTAGTAGTAAATCATTAGTAGCTAACATTCTACGAAATGGGCCGGGTCCAGATCTACGACGTCTGAATAATAACTCTCCTGCATTAACTTTGAGTAATGAAGATAAACCACTTAACGACAATTTCACCTAATTATTTATTGCTTAGGTGATACTATACCGAAAATTCGCTGCTCATTTAAGAATACTACTTCTCTCCGACCATTTACGTTTTTAGCTTTTAAACCTTTATCGTGAGGAAACATTACATATTGACCGGATTTAACTGTAGCTTTAGGTCCAGCAATCATTACCTTACCTATACGCCATACCGATTGTGTAGCGCCGGTAGGTACTAATATACCACCAGTCATTTTATTAGATGAATCACCATCAGCGTATTCAACTAATAACACATCATCTATTAAACTAGTAATTTCCCAATTTAATAGATTAATATCACTACCAGCATAATTACTTAATTCTATTAATCCTCCGTTATGGTTAGTTTTAATATCCTCTTCCATACGGTCTTTATCTACTGCAAATGGGTCGTTACTTATCATTTTTAAATGTTTTCTTTAGTGTTGATATATCGATATTATTATCTGATATATATGATTTAACCTCTCTTATCGATAATTCAAGGTTATGAGCTAGAATCTCATATACTTTATTATCATCACTAACTACCTTCTTCTCTTTACTGGACTTCTTGATATAAGATATTTTAGATGGACGATATCTCGGTATAACACTTAAATTAAATCTATACCAATCGTTTTTATTTTGTAATACCGACCACCATTTATTGTTATATTCATTAACAATAAATGCACATTCAGGTGAATGCATAGAAATCCACCTATTTAACATATACGGATTTATATCAACTTCATTATCTACAGACTGTAATTGATCACCGCGTTTGTTGAAAAGTATATCTGACAGCACATCAAAAAGCATTACGATATATTTGTTAAATTATCGTGTATTTTAGTATGAATCAGTGATCTATCAACATCTTTTAAATTGAAAGATGAAATTACTACGATTGGAATATTAGATAATTTCTTATTTTCGTGTATAGCGTTAAGTATTTCAAACACATCAGCCACCGGTAATACAAGATCGATGACTATAACTTTAAGTTGGTTAAATTTTAATACGTCTATAGCAGTAGTACTATTACATGCTTTGATGAAATTCCACTTATTACGTTCAGCTACTGCATCTGTGGTCTTATGTGTATGTGGATCATCACCTACTATCAATACACTATCAGAATCATTTAAATGTCTCTTAAGGATATTTTCTATTTCAAATAGTTTAACAGGTTTCTGTATATAATAATATAACCAAGTATGTGGAGATAATGCATCTCTTAACCGTTCCTCTAATTCTTTAATCTTTTGTTCGTATTGGTGTATCTGATCACGTAATACTTTAATTTCAGCTTTTGCTTCCGTTTTTACTTTATCTAATTCTTCTCTAATCTCTTCCCTAAATCTTTTAGATTCCTCCATAATAGATTTAAAGGATTCAACCTTTGATGCTGATTTGCTTTTAAAGTAAACATGTAACCCGGTATACGCGGCACCTATTACTCCAAATATACTAATTAGTATTGACCACAACTCCATATCCGATATTTATCAATATGATACAATAAAAAAACTTGAGTGGATGCTAATAATTTTTTAACACCCACTCAAGTTTGTTATAAAACCTTAATATATGATATATTACCTAAGCTGTATTTTTGTTGTAGCAACAAACATATCATCACACATATTATAGAAAGCTTGAGTTACATCATCGATGAAACTCTCAACTTCATCATTAGTAAGTTTTGTGGAGAACGCAAAAGCGGGAGCTTTCTTACCAGCTGTAATATTAATAGCAGTATGACCGAGCGCTACACGATCATATACGTGAGTTATACTGACACTAGCTTTACCCTTTTGCTGTACAATACCACCCTGATCATGTTCTTTATGTACCATAAGGTCATCACCCTTCATTTCAATAGGTGCTTTAATATATCCGTGTAGTATTGTAGCTATTTGGGTATTAAATAGTCGTTGAAACGCTACTGCACCCATAGCGTTATCAATCATTGGTATTTCCCAACAAAAATTAATAGCATCATCAGACCAGATATAATCATTAGACATCGAGTCCTCTAAATCAATCAGGTTGGTGGTAACATTCATTGGAGCTCTAAAAACTACTAAATTACCTGTAGCTAGAGTATCATGTTTAAAGAATTTATAAGCAAAACGCTTATGAATTAAACTACCATCGTAAATGTCTTGTTTAATGACCATAATGTATATTATTATATTTTGTATTTAATGCAAAATAGTTTATTAGATAAAGACCAATTAATATCTTCTAGAGACTTTAACCCCGGAGATCGATGGGTTACCCATATTGGCCACGTACCTATTAATAATTTCTTACTACAAGCTTGAATACAAAAATCTATATCATAATGATGAAACTTAAACTGTTCGTCGAATTTAAGTCCAGCGTTATATACTTTATCGACATCTATTGATATAAACAATCCATCGATTACCGCACATAGACTAGGTGCAGGACCAAATGCTGTAACAATATAGTTATTGTTACCATATGGATGACCTACACTACCCGATCTATCACCAGTATTCATTATATGCCACAAAGTAGGATATTTAAGACCTATTTTAGTAGCACCAGCGAGACCTATAATATTAAATCGCTTATGACCTTCATTAAGATCTCTGGTAATTGTTGATATATTATGAGTTATTTGTACATCATCATGTACAAATACTACAATCTTATCTTTAAACTTATCCGATATAAACTCATTGTATATTTTAGATAAACCTACAGTATTATTATAATATACTGTATAATCGATATTAGCATTTAGTTTATTATCATCAAAAAAACGATATATATCAGACTTGATTTTAAAGTCTTCGATGTTATGGGTAGTACATACCACAAAATGAAGTTTTTTCATATTTGTTTACGGTATAAAATATTTGGGTTTGTTTACTGTGGATATCACTGATGTACATATTTTCATTGTATTATCATTAGGACTGAAACATAATAATTGATTTTGTGGTACATCAATTAAATATCCGGGGTTTGATGATGAAAACTCTGTACCGTAATTAAATAGTGTAGTATCATTCCTTGTGATATATATTTTCTTATCTGTGGTATCATATATCCACAAACTGAAAGTACCTTTTAATTGAGATACTACATTTGCTACTAATGATGGTATATGATATGAAGGGCTATACCTTAGAGATTTATCAATTAAATATGGTACAACTCGACTATCTACACCTATATTACCACCATATAATTCATTAGCGTTCTCTATTATACCATTATGAGACACAATAAATCTACCATAACAAAATGGGTGGTTGTCGTCCCAATTAAATTCTGCTGACTCAACAGTCGGGCCTCTAGAATGAAATAGGTAATATTCTGCATTTAGGGGTATATCATTGAGTGATAGTATACCAAATCTCTTATCTATAAAATGACCATTAGGGTATATACATGTTACAGATGAACTGTAGCACCCCCTAGATAGGTTTAATTGATATAAATCGAAGCCACTTTCACGAGACCTAGAACCTGCGATTCCACACATATTATGATTTCCAAGGTATATTATTGATTGCGTATTTTATTGGATCTTTTAATCCAGCATTTATAAATGATTGAATTCTATTCGAGCAAGATACACATCTACCACATGCAATTTCTGTACCACTATAACAAGTGTGTGTATGACTGAAATCTACACCTAGTTTATTACCTAATGTTACAATGTAATCTTTATCATGGTTAATAAACGGAGCCTTAACTTGTATAGTATTCTTTCGATTAAGATTGAATACTGAATTTGTACTATTTAGAAATTGAGAATTAGTATCCCAGTATCCGGAATGTTCATCAGCATTCTGCGCCCCGTAATATACTACATTACCATAATTAGATTCAGCATAAGCTGCAGCAAATGTTAGAAACAATAGATTTCTAAACGGTACATATGTCACTGGTTGAGCATTACCTAGATCCTCTGATACTTTAGGTATGTTGATAGTAGTATTTGTAATAGCAGAATTTTTAGCTATATCTTTAAACACAGATAAATCAAGTACCTTATGACCTGCTACATAACCTTCTGAGTGTAATAACTCTGCATGGTATTTTGCACATTCAATTTCTCTACTAATGCGTTGCCCATAATCGAATGTTAATACATGTACGTTACGCTCGTTTAGATCCTTACATATATGATGTAATAATACTACACTATCAAGACCACCACTCACTATAATCACATTGTTATTCATTGGAATTAGGTGTAAGTATTATAACATACTAGTAATTTATGTCAACACCAAACCTTTTCGAATCCAAATTTAAGTCAGTATTATCTGAATCTGTAAACCATCTAGGTGAGACTGAATATTCATCATATGCAAGCTGGTTAAGAGCTTTAAAACTTAAATACCCCGCAGGCTTAAAGATTGATGGAGATAGAGATATAGCTGGTGCATCAGTAGACGGTAAGTTTGTTGGTGAATGGGATGGGGCTGTGGGGTCTATAACTAATAAAAATATTACAGTGTCAGAAGCACTAGATGATACTGACACCGATACAGCTACAGCTACTGAGGATGAGGATACGGTTGCATGGAGACGTACACTAGATGATAATACAAAACCTGAAGATTTTGATGTTGCATCAAATCCAAAACATTCTATATCTAAACAAAACTTGGAAATCGCCAAACAATGGGTTGATAAAATAGAGAAATTTAAACGTTTTATTAATGGGTTAGATCCGACGTCTCTTGCTGTTCAACTTAATAAGATGGATAGGGATGGATCGGTATTTCGTGGTATAGTAAAACAGGAGAGTAAACGATTAATAAAGATTGCTGAGGGATTAGGTGGATTTAATGAAATCCTTAAGAGTTATATTATTGGTGCAGAGAAGAAAGCGAGAGATTTACAAGCGCAAACTAGCAAGTCTTAATATACCGGCTCTACCTTCGTATGTATTGTTATCGATGAGTTTATGAGGAAATTCGTCGATCTTATAACGTTGACACACTTCGTTAATATCCTTGAATTTTTTAAATTCAATAGGCCATATAAATATACGTTCTCCTGATTCTAGTAATTTAACATACTTGTTATATACCTCTTCGGTATTGATATCATTATCAAGTACCCACACTTGTTCATGGAATGGATAATTACGTAGTTGGTTTTGCTGTAGTTCTGTGGTATTAAGACCGCACATACCTACACCATTACGTACAAAGGATGCATCTATAGGACCCTCTATTTTATATATCTTATCATGAGTCGG